GACTGCCCTACATGGGAAGTTAAAGGCCCCTTTGTCTGTTCCTCTCCAGCTCGAAGTTTACTGATAGGGCCAGAACCTACTAGGTCCGGGTCCACGGTGGTTCCCTCTCCTGTGGGGACAGGTGGCGCAGTTGACGACATAATGACAACACAAACGTGACAATAAAGGCAATGAAAAAGCACAAATATGCAAAGACAAAGTACATTTAATACAACAAGTCACGCTATATACATACGGCAGGTAAATTTTAGTTAGTACCTGCAAACAAACTCCACGAAACAATCGTGGAACGTCGGCACGGGCTTTGCGATGGCTACCCTGTAGCGATCTACGCAAGCCAGCAAATGATTACGCACATAGCAAAAGAATTCCTTTCCATGGAGGAAACTCTCTCGCAGGATGTTTGCCAAAACATCAAAAATGAGTGCAGCGTCATAGCTTACAATGTCGGGTTCTTTCCAGAACTCATGAGGTCTGCTCGTAGTAAAGTCGAGCATACGCTGAATGCTGTTCAGCTCCAGTGCACCGAAGTACAGTGGGCTCCCTTGGACCTTCACAAAGGAGCGTTTTAGGAATGTCAGTTGGTCTATGTGTTGGTAGGCAACGTAATTTCCTGTCTTGTCTGCTGGCGTAACTTCCAAACCAAGCTCAGCACACTTGGCGACGTACACGTCAAAATTGAACCAATCTAAAATTTCAGGATTGATTGTGATGACGTTGTCATCTCCATAGAAGCTGCAAGCAAGGTGCTTCATGAAGTTGGAGAAACCACGATATCCATGTCGAATCTCAGTGAGTTCAAGCCAAACATAGTAAGCGTAGATCCAGTTGACAAGAGAATTGTCGAGAGCAGTCTGAGGCTGACCTGTCATTTGACCTCCTGGTAGTTCGAAGATGAATTTCTGGTACAGGACGAAAGCACCATTCATGCACGAGTAGAGAGATTTCCGAATGACGTCATGTTCAGGTTCCCAGTGAGGATCACAGCGTTGATAGCAGATGTTTGCAATGTCTGCGCACGCCATGAGAACATCTTTGTGCATTCGAGTGTCCCACCCTTTGAAGTCAGCTGCGAAGCCAACCTCTCCGACTCGAGTGTGCCATGCACGCAAATTGGTCCAGTCAACACTGTGTGGATCAATGCCAATTTTAATTGGAAGACTCTCAAAGAGAGTTGTGATGCCAGCAGAGAAAGTGTGGCAATATTGTCGGTGAACAAGAGTGTAGTCAATAGGGCTTGCCAAAATTGAGCGAGTGTTTGTGTCGAAGATTTTGCTTGGCTTGAGAGGTTCATCCTTGTTTGAAGCAGTGAAGACAACAGCAGACCTTTCACCCCTACGAGCAACACTGACAAGTTGGTCACAGGCGCGATTGAGAGCGGCACCATTTTCAGTTTTTGCGATGTGATAGATTGAGCCATCAAAGTCAAAGAGAGCGTTTTTCTTGTGTACACCACGTGACGTCCAAGGAAAGCCAGCGCTCGAGTAACGATAGATTGGGTTGCTTCCTGGCAACTGTGTCCATCTGTTTATGGCTTCCGTCTTTGTGAGAACTTTCATATTGACGTGGTTAGACTGCATGACATCTGCAATGTGGGTGCCAATGTCCTCAACGCACCGAGCGAGCAAGTCGTGTCTCAGCGGCTTGTTGATGTTGTCATATTTCAAGATTCCATGAACAATTGGTTCAACGTCAATGGAACACCTTGGATCACGTTTCGACAAAACGGCTGGCTCATAGTGTGTGCCAACGTCCAAGCCAGCAAAAGGAGACTTGTAGTAGTGAGTCTTGGTTGGATATGTCTGCACAAAAGAGTCCTTTGTCACACCAACAATACGAACAGACCGTCCTTCAATTGGGATTGGCTCATCAAAGAGTTTCACGTTTTGGTGGTCTAAGACAACGACGTTTGGAGCCAAGCTTTCACCTTGCATTGGAACGTCCTCCCTGTAAAGAAAAGCGCCAAGACCATTTGTCGTGTTTGCAGCGGCGTGAAAGCCAATGAATTTACGCGGATATGACGAATTGATTAAGACAATGAGAGAGCCACAATCACCACGCACAGTTTGAATTGGCGATTCTGAAAAGCCAGTACTGTGACCAGTGTAGGAAATGCCAGTGACATTGCGTTTCATATCAACTTTCTTGACAAGAATTTCTCCTAGAGTGATAACTTGCGTGCTGATAAAAGCACCATTCCGTTGAGCGAAATACGCCGGTTGTCCATCGAGAGAGGTGCGCACATCTGTTTTTGGCATAAGATGGTGTGTGATATCAACACATTGTGGGGCGCGCTTATCAATTTCAAAGAACCACAAATCCCGTTGTTCTTTAATTTCCACAGATCGTGCTATTTCAAAGTAGTCTTCACCAATGCACACTTTCTTCGCAACAACGCTCGCATGACTAACAGTAACGTACAAATGTCCCTTAAGTCCAATGGCGTAGTTGAGAAATTTCCCTTCATCATCACACAAGTGTACTTGATTTTTCACGCACGTCATCATGACAGTCTTTGCTGATGGATCCAAGCTGCTCTCCGACGTCAGTACTTTTGGTCTTTCCTTCAAGCGCGCTGCCAAACCTTGCTCACTAGAATCTGCTCTTGCCTCGCAGCTCACGACATCTGGCACGTACCTCTCACCTTCTCCATAAGTACCCAGAGTTCTTGGTCTTTTCATCTCGGTTTCCACAAGATCAGCTCCACGAGTTTTTCCCATACCTGTTCCTGACCTGTCTTCTCCACGAGTATTTGGTACTTGCATGGCGGAGCGTGCCACTTTCTTCTTTTCAACGTCGCGTCTCCACTGCTC